TGGTCTAGGAGCTCGTTGTTGCGATTGTTGTTCTTGAACTTGATTATCAAAAGAAATTTCTTGTTCTTTAGGAGCTATTTTAGCAGCTTCTAATCGTCTTTGAGAAACTTTTATTTTTTCTTTTTCTAACTCAAGTTTAGCCATTTGTTGCTGTGCAGCAACTTGCTTTTCAACGTCTTGAGCTTGAATAGCAGCTTCCATTGCTCTTTTTGTAAACTCTTCTTGCGTTTTTATTCTTGCACTTCCTTCTTGTATATTTCTTTCATCTTTTGTTATACCTAAAGACTCAGCCGTTTTTAGTTTTTCCTGTGCTTTTTTAGCATATTCGATAGCAGCTTGTTCTCGTCTTTCTGCTTCACGCATTTTTTTTGTAAGTTTATCAATACGTTTTTTAACACCTACGCTGTATTCTTCTAGGTCTTCTTCTTTATTTTCAACTACAGCTGTTTCTTGTTGTATTTCTACTTGAGGTGAATCCTCAGATATTTGTTCAACTTTTACATCATCATTAGTATCATTTAACTCTACGTCTATAGCGTCACCTGATGTGTCTATAGGAACTAATTTTTCTGATTTTTTCTGCTCTACTTGTTGCATAGAATTCTCCATGTTATATTAAATTAGCTGGCAATATGTCTCTTGGATCATCGACAACAGCCAGTACTTCGTCATCGTTGATTATACGTAGTTCACCACCATCAATACTAAGTCTTGAGCCCGCATATTTTGTGATGATAATCCAATCGTCTTTTTTGCACCAAGCCCCATTAGGAAATTTAATTTTGTCCATGTAAGCGTCAGGTCCTACAGCAATAACTTTACAAACATTTGTAGATATAGAAGCTTGTTCTATAACTGCGTCAGTAAGATGTATTCCGCCTGCTGTTTTACCTTCTAGTTTTAAAGGAAATAAAACAAGACGATATCCTGTTGGTTGAGGTACTTTTTCTATATCTTTCTTAATTTTTTCTTTTTTATTACCATCCCAAATATGTTTTGGCATAATTAGTTTACTTGCTGGCTTATTCATTCTAGCTCCTGTTTTTTTAGCAGGTCCGTGAGTTCCTGTACTTCTTGTTTTAAAGCATCTAACTTACCTGTCAAATACTTATAATCGTCCCAATTAGGAACTCCTTGCACTATAGCTTTTTCTACTGCTATTTGTCTAGCAATTAATTGCTTTTTATAATATGTAAAAAAATTTTCTAAGCGCATAATCCCATAATTCTTGATAATTCTTGACAACGTTTTGGTGTCTGCTTATTCCATTTTGAGTCCAACATTTCTAAACTTGCAGTTTTATAATCACGTTCCTCTAGTGCTAAAAGCATCTTAACAAATTTTTGAACCCCTCCTTTTCCCAGCTGAAAACACATTTCAATAATACAATCTCTTGCTACAATATGTAGTTCAGAGATATGCCCTACTAAATTATCAGCTTCATCTTCAGCTTGATTTAAATCTTTTTTAAATAATTCTAATAACTGAGCTTTAGGGTATGTTGTTCCTGGTTCAAAACTATCTTCCTTTGTAATTAAATGACCATAACCAATTGTGGCAAAACCAAGATGATCTTCATATAACTCTTGAGAAAATCCTTCATGTTGTCTAATTCTTTTTTCTAATACCTCTGATGCCATTATGTGTATATCCTTGTGTTAGGTCTTTTATTTGGTAGCATTCTTCCAAACCCTCTTGGATTGACGGTTATATATCCTCCATTAAATTTTTTTACAATAGTTTTTACATTAGTTGGTTTACCTCCTGGATTACCCGCAGCTCTTTTTCTAGAAACAGCTGATTTTTTTTGAGAAGAACTCATGGATCTAGCTTTAGCTAGAGGTACGCATTTAGGATAAGCTCTTTTACTTCCTTTAGATCTGCCACATGGTTGATATTTTCCATTTTTTTTAGGAGCTCCTATGTCAACCCATTTTTCTTTAACCCAAGCTCTTAGTCCTTTTTTCGCCATTATGCGACAGCAGTTATTTTACGTTTATTTTCCATAACTCCACCACAACCTTTTGCAATTCCACCTTGATTGTAATTAGAAATTTTTTTCCGTTGTTGAGAAACTTTATTAATCATACCTCCATTAGCTTTCTTTTTTTTACCACCTGGTTTTACTTTCCCAGAACAAACTGCACTTGCGTACATATTAGCATAAGCTGAAGGGTATACTTTAAATTTGCGTTTGGCTGCCGCTTTTCCTTTGGGACAAAGTTTTGCCATTATTTTTTTCTTAGCTTAGATAGTGTCTTAGCGAATCTTGCTCGTTGACCTAATTTTCCCGGTGCTTTCGCAGCTTTGTTTAGTTTTTTTAAAGGAATTTTTTTTCCTTTTTTTATGCCTAAAGACTTACGCAATGAACCGGGTTTCTTAATAGCTTTTTTAATGTCAAGTTTTTTCTTTTTTACTTGTCCACCTTTTTTAGCTTCAATGACTCCTCTACCAATAAGTACATCTTTTTGAGTTACCTTACCATCCCCACTTAAATCTTTTAATTTTTTCTCAGCCATTATCTTCTTCCTTTTCCTATAGCTTTTTGTAATATTTTCGCTTGTTTAGCATGTGTATTAGATGCTTTTTTTAAACCTTTAATTACTTTTTTAACTTTTTTCTTTGAACCCTTTTTCATTTAGTTAATCCTTTGCTTTTTTCGAAGGAGCGGAGTCCAGCGACGCCGAGCATTGAAGTGACAATTGCTAGAAGGGGTCCAGTTTGAATTTCTGGAGCAGTTAAATTTAAACCTGCAAATTTAGAATACCATTCAATTCCTGGAGATAGAATAAATTCGAACGCTAAAGCAAAGCCTCCACACCAGCCAATAAATGGCCTCCAGCCAGAAACGAATATTGATCGATGACCTGCCTCTTTGGCATTTACGTCTAATTGTTTTTCAGCGAGTTTCTGTTGAATACGCTGCATCAATATTTTTTTGTCTAGCCTTTCCTCATCTGAGGTATGCAAGTCATCGACCACTTTAGAAATAGTTTTTAACGCACCACTCGAGCCTCCTAAACGGTCAAGAAGAACGCCTAACATTTTTTATACAGCTCCTGAAATTTTTCCTAGAACTACAATAACAATTACGGCTACGATGCCGGCCTTGATCCAGTCCTTCATTCCCCAGTCGCTCCACTCTTTTAAGTGGGCCCATATATCTTTTAAAAGTTTCATAAAACCTCCTTTAAAAAAAATAGTCTACCTTAATTTGTGATTAAAATAAACCTTTAAAAGGAACCTTTTTAATTTGTGCTTTACTTCTTTGGCCTTTTGGTCCAGCGCCTAAGTTTTGTGTAACCTTCGGTCCTTCCATACTAGCCGTATATACATCAACAATTTCTTGTTTATTTACATGGGGTCCCGCATAAGGGTTCATATCTTTTGAAACAGTCATCTTTGCATTTGGATATAAGGATCCATTTACAAATTTTGGTTTTGGGTTATTTAATGCCATAATTTATCCTTTAGTGGTATGTTACTTGTTCAGCTTCTATTATAAAACTTTTATTAGCAAAATCAAATAAGATTTCTGCATCTTTTATTCCTACCTCTTCTACGAGGATAAGCTTAGCTACACTTAACAAGGCGCCAGAGAAATCAATAGGGTTAAGTTTTTCAAGCTCTATAAGTTTTCTCGCTTTTATATAAATGTCATTAATTAATTTATCTTCTTTAAGTGTCATATTTCATCTTCTTTTGTTTAGTTTGATCTTCCATTTTTTTTAAAGCTACCCTAGCTCTCATTTCAGCGATATCTTCTATAGAATCTATTTTTTGTTCTTGGAGATCTTCTTTTTGTTTAAACTTCATTTGATCTAAAGCAATCTTCTCTTTGCCCTCATTCACTTTACGTTGAACATCGGCTGCTTGTATCTCTAATTCTTGTTGACGAAGTTCTACTAATTGATCAGCACCATCAGCTTCAAGCATCTCTTGTTCTTCCGCTACCATGTTATTAGTCATCTCTGCTATTCTAACAGCTATTGCTGATTCTAACTGAGCTTGAACTTGTTGCATCTGTTGTTGCATCTGCGGATTCTGTGCCATCATAGGATTTTGCATTTGAGCTTGCATCTGTTGTAGTTGAGGTCCCATTTGTTCCATAATCTCCTGTCTTGCTAATAGCGCTGTGTGTTCAGAGATATGTCCCTGTAATAATGCCAGTACTTGTAAATTACTTTTAACAAGAGAACTCGACATAAACGCCCTATGTGCATCTATGTGCGCTTGATGATCTTGACCTTCAAACGCACGTAGAGGTTTCAACCCTAGAGCCATAGCATTTTCAATGCCGGGATCAATAGGTTGAGGTTGGGGAGGGGGAGGGAGTAATGCCTCAATATTCTGAACATTCAATGCTTGATACATACGGCGGTATGCTTCATAAAGATTGTGTTGTTCAGGAGCTGCTTGAGCTAATTGCAATTGCATTTGAGCCAAAGCCACACGTTGAGACATTGAAAACATATTAGGATCAGAAACAGGAATAACATCGACACGATCATCGAAATCTGTTTGCTTAATCATTTGGTTGCCACCCACCACCATGTATGGATATTCCGGAGGAAGGAATGTACCAAAAATATTTGCTAATAATTTAAATTCATGCTTTTGAGCGTAGTGCAAACGTTTATGGATAGCGCTCATAACTTTAGCACCTTGTTCCATCATAGCGAGGGTGGTTCCAACTGGAGCATTTGTATTAGTCTCCGAAATCTTTATGTCTGCTACCGCTGCAAATTTTTGTCCAGCGTCTACACAGAAACCTAATAATGAAAATAATGTTTGATCGGGTCCTTTATAAGGAAGAGGCATTAGCCCTGAGCGTAAGTCACCGCTCGGTGCATCTATATCTCTAAACTCACCTGGTTGTAATGGTGAATCATCATCGGCAATTCTAATTCCTCTAGCTTTAAATCCTGCTGGTAAGTTTGATAACGTTCCGGCGTCAATAAGCTGACGAAGCGTGGAGGTAGCCGTTCTTGATAGGCCCCCGAGCATATGGATAAGACCAAACCCATAAAAACCCAGGCCTGGAAGAAACTTATAGTGTACGAAATATTCGATTTTTTTTCTAAGAAGGTCTTCTTCTTTGTAGTTTCTGTAAATAGATAGAACTTTATTGGAACCTTCATCAACAGTAACGACATATGGTACCTTAATACCAGTAGGTTCCCCAGATTCTCCGTCTTTATCTTCGAAACCTTCTATGTCCAAATCGCAATGTATTTCAAATAAAGTATATACATCTTCTTCGTAAGAAACTTTGTTAACTCCCTCTAGTTGATTGTATTTTTTCTGTATTGATGTTTCTTCATTGCTTGTTTGTACGTCAACATCCCTATAAAATCCTGCAACTTGCTGTTTCAACAGGTCATTCTCTGACATTTTTACAATATGTGTTACACGTTCCGCTGATTGTAGGTCTGTTGCTAAATAATTTACTACTAAATCCTCACTTGGTATAAATTTTGCTACAGCCGCTTGTCTTGTAGCATCATAATAAACTTTTTTAAACGCCGATCCTGCAAGTGGAAGGTGAAATAACAACTGATCCATGTCTGGTGTGTATTCTTCCATCTTATCAGTGATTTGATAATTCATATAATCTTGAACTCTGTCTGCTTGTGCTACAATTTCCGGTGTTTCTGCTCCTAAAATGGTAGTTTTAACTGGTCCGGATGGGGGTAATAGTTCTTTAAAAGCTTGTGCTTGAAATTGTGTTACTGATTCTGCCAACATTGGGTGTGTTACACTGCTTGCTCCTTGAAAAGGTTCTGATCTTTCCTGATATTTAAAGCCTAATAGGTCTAATCCCTTGGTATAGGAGAACTCCCACTCGTGCCGTGATTCACGGTCCGCCTTAAATTCACCTACTATGTCGGTAGATATGTCTGTTAATATATCTTCAGATAAGAATTCTGCTAAGTTGTCTGCGAATTCCGGAACATCGTTCATGGCTGACGGGTCAAAGTCAATAACCGCACCACCCTCATCTGTTTCTTGTACTTCTATCTGTTCATCAAACTCTGTTTCAAAAGGTGTTTCTTTAATTCCTACTTGAACATCTTCTTCAATTGTTAAATCAGGATTCGAAACTCCTGTAATTCTTTTATCAACAGCCATTATCTTCTAGCCTTTCCATAACCACGCTTCGCTAGTCCACCAGATTTCATTTTCATTGGTTTCATTTTTATAACGGAACCTTCTGCGCTTCCTTTTGCAAAACCTCCTTCACTCATTTCCTTAACGTAGTTAGGATTCATCGTAAATAATTCTTGTTGTATAATTTCTATTTGATCGTCGTCGCCTTTAATAATAGCGTCTTCAAGCATGTCTTGTAATGTTTTAAATCTACTTGCCATAATCCCTCCTAATAATAACTTCGTTGTGTACCAAGCTGCAATGGCACATCCTCATAATCTTCTGGATGAACAACAAAATTACCTTGACGGAACCTTAACATAGCTTGGGTCATACTGTCTACTAAATCATCGTGCTCACCGTACGGAAAAGCTGCGCACTCTTCCACCATATCTTCTGTCCATCTTTCATCAGGCCGCCATACCATGCCAGCTTCAAACAAAGGTGAAACAGAATTTACTCTTACGTGTTTATCATTTCCTTTGCTCGGTGTAAAGTTAACAACTGGAATTCCCATTGTTCTTAATTCTTGTGTCAAAGGAGTACCGCTTGCTTTTGCTTCAACAATAATTGTTTCTGGTTCCCAAAAATTATATTCTTCTAATGCAATCTTTTTTAACTCGGGAAAATCCCATCTACCTTTTTTACAATCAACTAACATCGCATGAGGCTTGGCTCCTTCATCAGGATAAAATATTCCCCATGTTGAAATAGCACTATAGTCTGCAGTTTCTTTTCTACTATAGGCCGTA